GAACCGTGGTGCCGTTCTTCTTCTTGATGAAGTGGATCTTGGTTCTAATAAGATGATGTGTCTCCAGCCTGTCCTTGAAGGCAAGGCTGTCTATCTTAAAAAGACTAATCGTGTGGTTCATCCTGCCGCTGGCTTCAATGTCATTGCTACTGCTAACACTAAAGGCAAAGGCTCTGATGATGGTCGTTTCATCGGTACCAATGTTATGAATGAAGCGTTTCTTGAGCGTTTCTCCATTACAATGGAACAGGAATATCCTTCTGCTAAGATCGAAAGCAAGATCCTTAACAATGTCCTTGGTTCTTCTGGTATTGAAGCCACTGACTTTGTTGATAAGTTGGTGACTTGGGCTGATGTTATTCGCAAGTCCTTCTATGAAGGTGCTTTGTCTGAAATCATCTCAACTCGCCGTCTTGTCCACATTTGTGAGGCATATGGCATCTTTGGCCAGAATAAGGTCAAGGCTATCGAACTTTGTCTAAACCGTTTTGATGTGGATACAAAAAATGCCTTCATGGAACTCTACAAGAAAGTGGACGAGACGGTTGATCCGGCTCCTGTGGCTGAACAGGCGAGTGCCGAAGATACTGTTGAGGTAGCTTTCTAAGTAACACAAGAATACCCGTGTATAATAAAATGGTGTTGGTGGTTATACACGGGTCCTTTCCTTTCACGACCACCAACACCGATAACTTTGAATGGAGAAAATATATTATGGCTACACCACGTAAGACTCAGATTGAGAAGATTGAAAACGTTCTTCGCCGCTATAACAAGGGTGCTGGCATTACTGCTGATGCAGTTGCTCGTATGGCTCGTGTTCCTCGTGAGAACGTTTCAAAGCGTGTTTATGATCTTCGTGAAATGTATAACATTTACACCAACTACCGTGACGTTGATGGCAAGCGCACCGCTTTCTATCGCTTTGCTGGTTAATACTTAAAACTTTACTATATAAAAGCGTAGGGGCAGTTTTGCTCCTGCGCTTTTCGTGTATGGAGAATAATATGGAAATCAAAATCTCTACTGATGATTTGAGAAAGAAAAAGTTATTTGTTGCCACACCTTGCTACGGTGGCCAGTGTCTTGGTCTTTATGCCAAAGCATGTCTTGATCTTCAAGCAATCTGCATCCAGTATGGCATTGAATGTCGTTTCTCATTCATCTTTAATGAGTCTCTAATCACTCGTGCAAGAAACTATTTGGTTGATGAGTTTCTACGTTCTGGTTGCACCCATCTACTATTCATCGATGCTGATATCAATTTCAATCCACAGGATGTTCTAGCACTCCTAGCATTAGACAAAGATATCATCGGCGGTCCTTATCCAAAGAAGTCAATCAACTGGTCAAACATTGTCAATGCTATTCAGAAGAATAGTGTAGTTGATAATGACAAGATCAAGTTGCGTGATGGCTTTACGCCAAATGAACTAGACCAGGTTACAGGTGACTTTGTGTTCAATCCTGTTCCAGGTACCACATCTTTCCGTGTAACTGAACCAGTCGAAGTTATGGAGATTGGTACAGGTTATATGATGGTCAAGCGTGAAGTGTTTGACAAGTTTAAAGAAGCATACCCAGAATTGAACTATAAGCCAGATCATGTTGGTCAGGCTAACTTTGATGGTTCACGTTACATTCATGCTTTCTTTGATACAGTTATTGATCCTGAGTCACATCGTTATCTTTCAGAGGACTATATGTTCTGTCAGTGGTCAAGAAAGATTGGTATCAAGATTTGGCTCTGCCCATGGATGAAAACAACCCACGTTGGAACATATGGCTTCCAAGGTGATCTTCCTGCCGTTGCTGCATTGAGTGGTAATCTACGATGATAATAGGACTTGTCGGATACATCGGTTCCGGCAAGGGCACAGTCGGTGACATATTGGTGAGAGATCACCAATACACCAAGTTTGCTTTTGCTGATGCTTTAAAGGATGCTGTGTCACAAATCTTTGTGTGGCCACGAGGGTTACTAGAAGGCGACTCGAATGCCTCCCGTACCTTTCGTGAGCGTGTCGATCCCTGGTGGTCACACAAGTTTGGTTATGAGGTTACTCCTAGGCTAATCTTACAAAAGTTTGGCACAGAAGCCTGTAGACACGGAATTGCAGATAACATCTGGATTGCCGCTCTAGAAAAGCGCATACAAGGATATGAGAATGTGGTTATATCCGATGTGCGCTTTCCAAACGAAATCGATTTTGTTCGGAGTGCCGGCGGTGTTATCATTCGTGTCCGTCGTGGTGAAGATCCTACACCAGAAGAACTTTCTAAGATGCACATATCAGAAACGGCATGGAATGACCAGCCTGTGGATTATACAATGATCAATGATAGCACATTAGAAAACTTGAAGGACAATGTAAAATTCACCTTGACACAACTCGAAAAACCTCGTACCATCTTTCATCATCAAGTTTAATAACAAGGAGTATATTATGATTCTAAGTGACAATACGCTATCCGTTCTCAAGAACTTTGCCTCGATCAATTCAGGTGTTGTTCTAAATCCAGGTAAAGTTCAAAAGACTATCTCTCCTGAAAAGTCCATTCTTGTTGAGGCAACTCTTGAGGATGAGATTCCTTCACAGTTTGGTATCTATGACCTCAATCAGTTTCTTTCTAACATTACACTAGTTAAGAATACAGAGATTACCTTTGAGAAGGATTCTGTTAGCATCTTTGACGGTGAAATGAAGTTCAACTATCTTGGTTGTTCACCAAACCTCGTTATCACACCGCCAGAAAAAGAACTTGCTCTAAAGAATGTTGATGTTAAGTTTACCTTACTCAATGCATCTTATCAGAACTGGATCAAGAGAGCAATGGTCAATTCTATTCCAAACCTATCTGTCATTGGTAAGGATGGAGAACTTCTTATCAAGATCCACGAGAAGGCAAACGATACTTCAAATCATGGTTCTGTTAAGATTGGTGACTATGCTGGCAAGGACTTTGTTGCTACATTCAAGACTGAAAACCTCAAGTTCCTTCCTGATGATTACAACGTTGAAATTCAGGCAGGTGCTTTTGCCAAGTTTGTCAATGTCAATAACAATCTAAAGTATTTCATTGCTTTGGAGACCAAGTAATGGAAAAAATTATTTTTGTAGTGTTTGTATTGTGGATTGCTACAATAGCAGCAGACATATATCTTACAATAAGTAACGAAAATAAATGTAAAGATGCCGGCGGCGTTTATGTAACAACCGCAGTCTGTATTAATCCATCAGCAGTTATCGAGGTGAACTAATGAGTATGATTGGACATAACCAGCAGCAGCGTTCGGTTCAGGGTCTTACCGAAGAAGATCGCAAGACACTACGAAAGGCAGTTATGGAGATGAATGACTCCATGACCCGTGTTGGTGCCGAGCGTGAACTACAGAAAGAAACTACCAATGAGGTATGCGACAAGCTAGGCATCGATAAGAAGCTATTCCGTCGCATGTCTCGTGCCTACTTTAAGGCTAACTTCAAGGACGAGGTTCAGGAGAACACCGACTTTGAGGAGTTCTATTCAACCGTAATGGAAAAGACCGCTCTATGAGTGATTTAGGTGATATGATCGCCTATGAAATTGGTAGACGTATTATAGCGGCGATTGTTATTGGCGCTATAGTTTTTGGTGGAATAGGATTCGTGATAGGGAAGTTTTTATGAGTGAATTTTTATATGTTGAGAAATACCGTCCTCACAAGATTGAGGACTGTATTTTGCCTGATCGACTCAAGAAAGTCTTTCAGGAGTATGTGACAGAGGGTAATATCCCTAATCTAATGTTGACTGGTACGGCAGGCTGTGGTAAAACCACAGTCGCCAAAGCCATGTGTGAGGAGATTGGTTGTAACTTTCTATTCATCAATAGTTCTGATGAAAGAGGTATCGATGTCCTTCGCACAAAGATCAAAGGCTATGCTTCTACAGTTTCATTGACTGGTGGTCGTAAGGTTATCATCCTTGATGAGGCTGACTATCTTACACCAGAAGCACAGGCGGGGTTGCGTGGTGCAATCGAGGAGTTTTCTGAAAACTGTTCTTTCATTTTCACCTGCAACTTTAAGGCTCGTCTGATTGACGCCCTTCACTCTCGCTGTTCCGTTGTTGACTTCGCACTAAAAGGTGATGAGAAGGCCAAGATGGCAGCGCAGATGTTTAAACGCCTGTCAAACATTTTAACAGAAGAAGGCATTACATATGACAAAGATGTATTGGGTAAGATCGTTCAACGCTATTTCCCAGACTATCGTAGGACTCTTAACGAGTTACAAAGGTATTCTACTTCTGGAAACATTGATGCTGGTGTTCTTAGTCAAGTTGAATCAGTAAGAAAACTTGATGATCTAATCAAGGCTCTTAAAGATAAAGACTTTTCAACCATGCGTAAGTGGGTTGTTAATAACTCTGACATTGACCAGAGCCGTATCTTTAGATCAATCTATGATAACCTTTGTAACTATCTAAAGCCCGAGAGTGTGCCAATGGCTGTGGTTACTCTTGCTAAGTATCAGTATCAGTCCGCTTTCGTCGCTGATCAAGAGTTGAACTTGGTCGCATGTCTAACTGAATTGATGGTAGAATGTGAGGTGAAGTAATGGATGTGTTTCGTGATTTGATTCCATCCATTCTTCAAACAAAGAAGAACGTCCTTGAAAACGACAAGGACTATCCAGCTTTCGTAGTGAACCGGGCTCTCTCGTTTCACTACGATTGCGTTCTTCAAGCAAATGAAATGAACCAGAATCCTGGTTTACCTGCATCCATGCAATACCAGTATTTGCTAAATACAGTGAGAGGCTATAAAAGGCCTTTTCGCAAGTGGGAGAAGCGTGAGACCATTGATGACTTAGAAGCCGTCAAAGAATACTATAACTATTCTAACGAAAAGGCCCGAGAAGCATTGGTTCTACTGGACGCTAACCAACTCGAAACAATAAGAAAAGCAATCGACAAAGGTGGCACAAATGACAGTAAACCTAGACGAGTTCGTGGAAGTTAAACTTCCGGACCCTCAGGCCTTCCTTAAGGTGAAAGAGACGTTAACCCGTATTGGTGTAGCGTCTAAGAAAGATAAGACACTCTATCAGTCATGTCATATTCTACATAAGCAAGGCCACTACTATCTCGTTCATTTCAAGGAGATGTTTATGTTGGATGGAAAACCAACAGACTTCTCAGAAGAAGATCGTGGTAGAAGAAACACTATCGCTAATCTATTGGCAGAATGGGGACTAGTAACTCTAGTCACACCAAGCAAATCACAAGAACCATTAACACCTCTTAACCGTATCAAGATCATATCTTATGGTGAGAAGGGTGAATGGAATCTAGTTGCTAAGTATTCATTGGGAAAGAAACGTTTTTCAGATACAGAATAAGAAAGTGAGTTCGTTATGACAACATTGAGAATATGGAAAACAAATCCTGCCGTCCAGCTTCCTAAACACCAGACGGCACAATCAGCCTGTTTTGACCTAGCCTTTCAGACCGCAGGAAAGAATAGCTATAAGGGTTATTCTCATATGAATAAGCCTTTCTCCAGAGAGATGAAGGATCGTCTTACCATCGCTCCAGGTGAGCGGGCGCTCATTCCAACGGGGTGTATCATGGATATACCAGAAGGCTTCTCCGTGCGTCTCCACGCTCGTTCCGGAACGTCTCTAAAGCAGGGTCTAGTCCTTGCTAATGCCGAAGGTGTGATTGATTCCGATTACGTTGAGGAAGTGTTTATCATACTTCACAATATCTCTGGTAATGCCGTTACCATTGAGAACGGTGACCGTATCGCCCAGGCGGAACTTGTTAAGAATGTGGAATACACCGTCGAAGAAACACCAGCACGACCACTACCAAAGACCAGCCGAGCAGGTGGATTTGGTTCTACAGGTATCACAAACCAACACAATATGGTCGTCATAAATATTCCAGAAACTAAAGAGGTCAAGGTTGAAGAACCTGCGCCTGTTAAACGTGGTAGAGGTAGACCAAGAAAGAATGCCTAAAGCCCATAGAGTTGGTGATCAAAGAATGTGTGGTGCCGTTACGACAAGTGCTGGCATCAACACAAACGTTTTTGTTAACGGTCAACTGGCATCCGTTGTTGGTGACCTTGACAGTCACAATAACCTTGGTGCTTTGATATCACAATCACCTGGCACTATTTTGATTAACGGCATTCCTATGATCGCTGCTATCATGGATCAAGGTTCGCCAGATCAAGAAGGTATTGTTACACACGTTACAGGACTACCAACTCCAGGCACAGGATCGCCTAACGTCAATATGTATGGTGGTCAAGGCACATTCGGCGGTGGATTAGGAAACTTTGGTCTATCTGGTGTTCCCGGTATCGGTGAGGTCATGCAAATCGGTTCTCAGATTGTAGGACAAGTATATCGCACCGCAGTTCAAAGTGGTAGTTCGGGAATGATGGCTCTTAACAATATGAATCCTGCCGTAACTCCACCGACGGTCAATACAACCATTACAAGTGCTAATACAGGAAAGACATTTACGTTTACCTCGTATTATACCTCTTGACAAGTTTGTGACAATTACTATATAATGTTATGACGATAGCCGAAAGGTATCGTCCTTATACTCTCGCTGAAAAGGAGAACTAATATGACAAACGACTATTTCGGAATCCCAACCGGCCTTGCCCGCCAGTTTATCGGCTTTGAACAAATGCTAGATAAGATTAGAGAGGCAAGCGAAACCCTTCCTAAGATTCCATCTTACCCTCCATACAATATCAAGAAGATTGACGATGAACATTTCGTGATTGAAATGGCTGTCGCTGGCTTCGGTAAGACCGACCTTGATATTGAATTGAAAGATGGTACGCTAACCGTATCTGGTAGTCATGATGCAGATGACAAGGATTATATCTACCAAGGTATTGCTAATCGTGCCTTTACTCGCAAGTTTACTCTTGCTGACACTGTTGTTGTAAAAAATGCGGAGTTAGTCAATGGTCTACTTAAAATTGCTCTCGAACGTTTTGTACCGGAAGAAAAGAAGGCGAAGAAAATCGACATCATGGATCCGTTCGGTGTCCAGGAAGTGACAAAGCAATTTCTGACCGAAGGTACTAAGACCTGGGTCGATCTAGCACAAAAGACCATGGATGCCGTGACACCTAAGTAAGAATAACAAGACCCCTCCACGCCTCTCGTAGAAGCGCACCCGGAGGGGTTACTTTTATAATGAGGTTACTATGAAACTTGTGATTGAAGAATCCCCAAAGACTGTAACAGTTATTACTCCTACAATTGGTTCTCCTAAACTTTGGGATGCTGTTGAGTCCGTCAAAGCACAAACTTATCCTTGTAAGCATCTAATCGTCCTTGATGGTCCGGATGTTAAAGCAGACCGCTTGCCATGGCCGCATGATGGTTATGATAGCATTATTGTAAAGACACCAGAGAACACAGGTAAGACTGGTGGCAACTTTTATGGTCATCGCATCTATGCGGCTTATCCACATCTACTCAATTCAGATTACATTCTATTCCTCGATGAAGATAACTGGTATGAACCTAATCATGTTGAAACACTGGTCAAGACTATTGAAGCAAAGAACCTAGACTTTGCCTATTCTCTCCGTCAGATTTATGATAATGGTAGGCATTTCCGTTGCAATGACAATTGTGAAAGCCTTGGTAAGTGGCCAATCTTTATGTCCCGTAGTTCTCGTCATGGTGAACAGTTCCTAATCGACACATCATCGTTCTGTTTCACAAGAGAGTTTATCCAAAAGACATGCCATCTATGGCATTCTGGTTGGGGTGGTGACCGTCGTTATTTCTATGCTGTTAAAGATCAAGCTAAGTTTGACACAAACGGCAAACATACACTATGCTATCGTTTAGATGGCAATCCTAATTCAGTAACAGAACAATTCTTTGTTGAAGGTAACAAGACACAAGAAGCATATTATGAAGGGAAGTTTCCATGGCTAAGGACCTGATAATTGGTGGGGCGAGCGGCTACAATTGGGATCAGTTGAAATACTGGGTCAATTCTATTAAGAAAACTGGTTTCAAGGGTGATGTTGTTATCGTTGCCACTAACATGCCAGGTGATACAGTTAAGAAGCTGGTAGAGAATGATGTTAAAGTCTATGCCTATGGTCAGAGAACGGAAGATGGTGGTATCGGTAAAACCGAGAATAACATTCCTCCACACGTTGAACGTTTTCTATTCATTTGGGATTACCTGCGCCGGAACAAGGACACTTATCGTTATGTTACCGTTACTGATACACGTGACGTTATCTTTCAGAAGGATCCAACCGAGTATCTTAGTTCTAATCTATTTGCACAGTCCATTGTGTGTGCCTCCGAAGGATTGTCATACAAAGACGAACCATGGGGAAACAAGAACCTTCTTGACACCTTCGGTCCTTTAGTGTATGATGAACTTAAAGATGGGTTGATCTACAATGTAGGAACGATTGCCGGCTTCTATGAGGAAGTTCGTGATCTACTATTACAGATTTTCTTTCAATCTGTCAATCGTCCGATTCCAATTGTGGATCAGGCAGTGTTTAACTTTCTGATTAACCAGCATCCTCTACGTGGTGAAACTCTATTCACTAACAATGTAAGTGGTTGGGCTGTCCAGTTAGGTACAACTAAGGCAGCCGTCGCTGCTGGTGCTGGTGATATCGGTTTGGCAGTTAAGCAAGATCCGTCCAAGATGGATGAATATATAAAAGTATATCAAGATGAACAGCCTGTAGTAAACGGCGACATGGTATATAATGATCATGTGGCTTTCACCATCGTCCACCAGTGGGACCGTGTTCCTGCTATCAAAGAATTGGTTATGAAGAAATATGGATAAGTTAAGACTAGGCTTTGCGGATACCTTTGATGGGGCCAAAGAGTATTTCACCACTATTCTTTCCATGAGATATGAAGTAGTCCGGGACGATCAGCGCCCGGATTATCTTATCTTTGGTGATCGTAACTTTGGTGAGACAAACGTTAGATATGAGAATTGCGTTCGTATCTTCTACACTGGTGAGAACCAGCGTCCATCAGATTATCGTCATGACTTTGCTATCACGTTTGATCATCCACAAGATCAAGCAAAGATGTATCGTTTACCTCTATATGTAATCTATGAGTTTGACCATCTAATTCATCAGAATAGAGAGCAACGACATGTGGATGATTTTGATAATAAGAAGTTTTGTTCTTTCGTTGTAAAGAATCCTGGATGCCAGTATCGCAATTCTTGGTTTCATGCATTGAGTCAGTTTCAACAGGTAGACTCAGCAGGCCCTTTATTCAATAACATGTATAATGGTTGGCGCCCAGAAACGGTTGTTGATAAAGTAAAGTTTATGAGTGACTACAAGTTCAATCTGTGTTTTGAGAATAGTTCATATCCTGGCTACTGCACCGAGAAACTATTTGAGGCTCTTTGTGCTAAGACTATTCCAATCTATTGGGGTTCGTCTACTGCTGCACTCGACTTCAATCCTAAAGCGTTTCTCAATCGTCATGACTTTGCTAATGATCAGACTTTCTTTGACAAGATCGTTTCTCTTTCTAGAAATAAAGAACTATACAATGAAATGTATATGCAGCCTATGTTCCGTGAGGACGAGTTTAATAGAAACTTTAACATACATCGTTTTTTGAATTGGTTTGAATCTAATGTTTATCAAGGTGTGATCAATGAATAAAGCCCTAATCATTACTCCCACAGGTCGTCCGATCTATCATCATGAAGATTATGACAAAGACAATCACTGGCGCTTTACAAAGCCCGAGCGCACATATGAGACTTGTGTGGTTGTCTATAATGACTTTCAGCCAGAGCCAGGAACTTATGACTATATCATTCGTCGCAAGGGTCTAAAATGGAATCTTGCACCAGAGGTTTCTAAGATCATCAACTGGCAGGACTATGATTACATCGGAGTGTGGGACGATGACTATGCTACCGATATTAAGTCTGTCAATCTTGCTTTGTCATATGCTCGGCGCTATGATTTTAGATTGTTTCAACAGGCCACTACATCATTCCAGACATACGATTGCCTCAAGCATAATCCAGAGTTTGCTTTTACCGAGACAAACTTTATTGAGTTAGGTGTTCCATTCTTCCGTAATGATATCTATCGCAAGGTTCTTCGTTTCTTGGATGCCTATAAGTATGAAGCATCCGATTGGGGCATTGATAAGGTTCTTTGTTTTTATCTACAGGCGTCGGCTCATGTGGTTCATGATTGCACAGTTAGACACATGCTACCAGATGAAAGCACCTATAATAAAGAAGATGGCTTTAGAGAAATGGAATATTTAATGCGTGACTTCTTTCCAAAGTATATGAAAGAGAACTTTGGTTTAGACTATCAGTATTCGGATGTCCAGAAAACAATAAGGGCTTATAAGCATGGATAAATTGACAAGATACATTAACTGGATTGACGTTAAGCGACAGTATCAAAACTCCCTTCCTTTCAATCATGTTATTATCGACGACTTCTTCCTACCACATGTAGCTGAACAACTCGCCACAGAGTTTCCATCATATAACAATCCTGGTCTCGGCTTCTATAACAATGCTATTGAGAACAAGAAAGTTCTAAACAAGTGGGATAAGTTTCCAAAGCTAACATATCAGGTCTTTACATATCTTGCCCGTAGTGAGTTTCTTTCTAACATGAGAGAACTTATTGATGAACCAAATCTAAACATGGATATTGGTTTGAATGGAGGCGGCTGGCATATGCATGGTCGTTCTGGAAAGAACAATGTCCATCTTGATTACAACATTCATCCAAAGCTAGGCGAACAGCGCAAACTAAACATCATCATCTATATGACACCAAACTGGAAGAAAGAATGGGAAGGTGGACTTGAAATCTGGTCGCATGATCCTGTGAACTTTGCTCCTAAGGATCTTGTCAAGACTGTGGAGAATAAGTTCAATCGTGCAGTCATCTTTGATACTACACAGAACTCATGGCACGGTCTACCTAATGAACTAAAATGTCCAGAAGGAACTGTTAGACAGTCTCTTGCGGCATACTATGTTCGTCCTGCTCCTGCTGGTGCTGATCCTCGTGGTAAGGCTCTATTCGCTCCTACTGCCGAACAAAAAGGTAACCCAGAGATTGAACAGCTAATCCGTGAACGATCAAGCGTAGCAACGGCAGATAAGTTCCACGCAGGAGACAAGTAATGGAAGAGACCGACGTTGTATTCTTTATCAATAGCGCCATGAATGTCACTGGTCGTTCCCTCTACTCTAATGATGTTAGATGGGAACAGACACAGGAAACGATTTTATCTATTGACAAACAGGTACCAAATAATATAAAATACATTATTGACGGATCGTATCTACCAATTGAGGAATACAAACTCAAATGGTTGAATGATCATGGTGTTAGGATCATTCTAACAGGCCATGTTCCTGGTGTGAAAGAAATATCTCAACACATTGCCAGTTATGGTATTGGTAACAGTATCGCAGAAACACAGTCTATGGTTCATTTCGTCAGATGGTTCAAAGCTAATCTACAAGAAAAAACCAAGGCAAAGCGTATCTGTAAGTTATCTGGTAGATATAAGATTAACGAGAACTTCAAGTGGGATGATCCTGCTTATGAAGGTAAGTATGTCTTTGTAAAGCACCATCAGTCAAACAGTCCTCGCAAAGCCGAATTAGACCTGAAAGGATTGTTTGTTGTTCGTTGCTGGCACATGGATTATGCTCTACTAGATAACTATGAAAGAGTTATCACAAACATCGCTAACGATTGCGCCGGTCTCGGTATCGATGCGGAAAACTCTTACTACAAAAACATTCCTAAAGATTTACTTTATGAAGTGGAAAAGATTGGCGTAGAAGGTTATGTCTCACCCGTGGGAGTCTATGAAAATGAGTAAAACACTATTGATTACAGGTGGTGCCGGGTTTATCGGTCACCACGTTATTGACCTGTTCTTACAGAAAACTGATTGGAACATTGTGTCACTTGATCGCCTTGACTATTCAGGCAATCTAAATCGCC